AAGGTTCAACGCTGGATTAGCAGACTGTTCCCACCTTCTCCTTGATACAACAAAGGTTATCTCATCAGTTATCCTTAAACCAAACTTACTTACAAACTCACTACCAGCACCAAATCCTTCTACGTTCACAAGGAACATTTCTATCATATAGCTCTGATTAAATTCAGACTGTATGACTTCCCCAAGAGACTTATCTTTTAGATGTACTCTAGGAATATAAAACACATCAGTACCAAACAACTTGATCTGTTCATCAACCAAGTCCTGTACAAGATTCTGTTCGGTAGCAATACCACCGTTTTGAGGAAAATATACTTTTTTCATCCGATCATGTCAAATGGTGGTAATTCGTATGTGCTGCTTGAAGCTTCTTCAATAGCATTAATTTCTCTCTGAGCATCTTCAAAGATCTCTCTACCATTAATGGCAACTCCACCAGGAAGTTGTACACCATTAAACTTAATTAGGTTCTGGCCCCACTGTCTTTTAATAAGAGCAGTAGTATATTTCTTTAAGAATACATCACTATACACTTGTGTGAATGTCTCAGGATCTAATGCTCTATGACACTCAACAATAACATGAACATCTTCTGCTAACATGTCTTCACCAACATCAAGATATAATCTATCTTGTCTCATATTCCATCTAAACTGAACAAAAGCTCCATTGTTCAGAACCATATCCATAGTCTCCATCCAAGTCTTAACCATATAATAGTTAAGAAAGTCAAGAGAACCTACAGCATACAAATCATTTAAGAAGATTTGATATTCAATACCAAAGAGGTTATTTCTAACAGCATTACTTGCAAGACCAAATACCTTAGTTACACCAACAACATCTGCTGGTAATTCAATATATCTATCTCTTGTTTTCCACTCTGTAGCAGTTGCACCACTGCCTATAGTTGTTGTGGTATCTTGTGATTGAAACCTTGTCTTATCATCAGCAGTAAAGATGTGCTTCATATATGCAAGCTCCACACCATCATAATGTCTCATACGATAGTATTGAAGAGCATCATCAATTGAGTCCTCTATCTGATCGTCATCTACATTGACTTCCAGCACTGGGAACCCTAACTTCCTCAGACAGTAATCTTTAAGTTCTGCCCTACTATTGGGTTCAGCCATAAAAAATACCCCTAGTGTTTCCTAGGGGTATTTATAAATCAATTAATTAATTAATTACCAGCCTGCGGTATCAAAGCCACGAACAGCAGCAATATCAGTTAATGCATTGAGAGTAGCTTCGGCAGCATTGTTTGCATCCCGAATTGCTTTCTTCTCATTAGCAACGGATGTCATAGCAGAATTATTACCATTTAGAAGATCTTCTTCGGTTGCCCTTTGAATCTTCCAGTCAATTGCTTCCAATCTTGTCTTAGCTTCCACTTTAATACCAGCAGTTTTACTAGTTTTTAACTGGGAAAGCTCAAGTGATTCTTGCTCTTGACGGCGTAATGTATCTGCTTCTGAATCTGTTTTTCCAGAGAATTTATTCTCTAGAGCAGTTCCAGCAGCGTTAAGATACCACGATGGTAGTGGTACACTAGGATCCAGTGTCTGTTCAATGATCACATAGTTGGGATCATCACCACCACTAGTACCTGGCTCATCGCCTGGGATCTGAGGATGTACTATTATAGCACTGTCCTCGTCTCTGTTAACGATACAAGCAGGATCCTTTCTATAGAGTATGAATGTCATTGTCTTTATATTTCCTTAGTTGTATTTAGTAGTTAGTAAATTCGTCATACTTATGCTCACCAGCTTTTCCACGACCACCTTCAACCTGACTGGTGAATAGTTCGGTATTATACATTGAAGGTATAATACATGGATATGCAGTACTCCAATATGGTGTATCAATAGTACTATGAGAATCATAGAACATATGATTACTTAACCTATCTCCATCAGATCTTTCAGCGAACTGTTGATCCAATCTGGTGATACCATGACGTAAACCATGACCACTATCAGTGTTGTAAGTGTTCGCCATAAAGAAGCTAGACTTACCAATTGGACAAATATGGTAACCATAGTTTGTATCGGTATTCTCATCCCATAACCACTTACCATCTGAGACTCTAATGAAGGCTCCTAGCCAACCAGAACCATAGTAGTAGTAAGGACAATAACCAACAACGTATCTACCATCACTAGTTACTTGCCATCTTACACCAAATCTTTCACCCTGTTCTCTACCATATGAGGTAGTACCAGACCAATGTCTTAGGTTACCACCATCACGTGTACCATCAGCATTCCAACGACAGATCCATGCACCATTGTGAGGGATCATCTGGAAGAATACAATCTTACCATTGTCACAAAGAACTGGAACACCCCTGTAGTTATCTTCATGAGTGTTGTTACCTGGCTTACCATAGTTATCGCCATGTGGTTCATACTGATCAGGTGTCTGAGCATCAAACCACTGCTTCAAGGAGCTACTACCCTGACCGTACGTAGTGCTGTAAGAATCAGTTTTATCGTAGTAAATATTTTCGTTGTTTGCAATAGCACGAAGGTTTGGAACATTGTTATAAACTTTTGGCTTAAACCTGTATCCAGTGTTTGTTTCCATAATAAGAAGCTTCTGAGTCTTCTTATTATAACAAGAAATACCTTGTCCACCATGTCCATTACCGTTACCATCAGACCAAGTTCTATCAATATCAACTTGTGTCCATCTACTATAACCATAATGGTTGTCTCCATGATAGTGGAGTGTAGCAGATCTAGGTCCAAAGAACATCCTAGTCCAAGAGTTGCCAGGATGGTTAGTATAAATTGCGTAGTCTTGCCTTGTCTCGTTCACAATAGGACAAACGTGACTGAAAGCATGAGCAGCATAGTTACCACCTCGTGTGTGGCGTGTCCAAGCAGCTCCATCACTGGAGTTAGTACCACCTGGGCAGAACATTTGATGTCCTAGATATCCAACCTGTGGAGTCATACTAGGATAATCGTTGTTACTTTGAACGTGACTATTTGTTTGATAGTAACCAGATCCTGAGTTGTCGCTCCAGAATTCAGGTGATCTATCACTGTATGTACGATACATACCACCGTAGCTCTCACTCGTACCGAAGGTGAATGAGTGTCTGTCTAATCGGTGAGTGTATGCGAAGAATCCGTTAGATCCACCGTTATCAGATGTATATACAGAGAAACAGGGCTGATCGTATGGATCCATGTAGTTCCCACCTGCAGCCGCCGTTTGCTGTACTGTTGTAATGCGTCTTGCCATTGTTTTACCTAATTCCTATTGTGAGTTTGATCAGCGATTATCAACCGTCCATGCCATATGCTACAGCAGAAAGTCCTACTGCTCCAGCATATACATGTAATCCATTACTTGAATCTAAGACGATACCAGTTCTTTCAAGAACACCATTAGCAGGAAGTGAAACTCCTGACTCTAGGTGATCAGCGTCAGTTACGTTTGCCGCTGCGTCCCTAAGAGCAACGGAAACTGTTACTGCTGCACCCGTACGATTAGCAACGCTAAGTGTCACTACCTTAATCCCAGAGGCTGGGGCAGCGACAACCTCAGTCCATGTTGTTGCAGATGAAACATCTACTTTTCCGTATACTCCAGAAGCCATTGATTGTACTCCGTAATTTTATCAGTTGTTGTTATGTTTATTTATATAAATGAGGTTACCTACTATGCCATTGTAGCAAGGAAGTAACTCATGCCATTGTTTGGATTGTCAACATATAGTTTAACAGCTCCAGCAGTTGCAAACTGTGTATGATCTGCATTAGCAAGATCAGTAATAACTGTCTTACCCATCATTGTACTCTCTGTAATAACAGAGGTTCCGTTAATAGTGAATCCTTCACCAGATGCAAGTTCAATACCTTTGTTGAAGTTGAACTTGTCATTGGAAGACAACCATTGGATTGTCTTGTTGGTTGCACCAAGAACGGTTAAACCACCACCGTTACCAGTTGTATCTGAAGCACCACCTGTTGCCATTGCAGCTCCAGATGCAGATCCAGTTCCACCAAACACTTGGTCAAGTGTTACTGTGGTTCCAACAACAGCAGTTACAATACCACCAGTTGCAAGTGTTACAGTACCACCGCCAGATGTTAGCGTAATTGCTACGCCAGGTGCGATGTTATCTAGATCATCCACATTAGTAATATCTGCTGAACCAGCTGTGATATCACCAGTAAAGTTACCAACGGCAACCTTACCCAATTCAATGTTACGATCCTTGGAAGTCAACGTAACAGAATTGATAGATGTTGTTGTACCTTTAACAGTCAAGTTACCAGCGATAGTTAAATCACCACCAAGTGCTGAAAGGTTATCAACGTATGTCTTAGTTGCTTTCTGTGTAGCAACCTTCTGGTCACTGTTCTGTGACAATGTACCATCAGTAGAGAATTCGTTAATAGCAGCACCCAACTGAGCACCGATAGAACCAAGTCTCAAACTTGATAGACCAGACAAGTCAAACGCAGAAGCGTCTAGTGTTGCCTTACCAGTTGACTGTTCAACTCTAAAGAACTTACCAACTGCGAAGTTACC